AAATTTTTTCCCGTATGCTTGGTGTGTGTGTCTTTTGACACTTTTGATTCCGAAGAATTGTTTTGCAGGCTTGATTGCCCTCTTTGTGAAACTCTTGCTCTTTGGCTCGATCACCCTCCTAAGGATTTCTCAGTTTTGAAACTATACTTTAGTTTTCTGTATTGCTATTATGGCTTACATGTACCCACACTGAGAAACTCTTTCTTTGTGGCTTACTTTTGTACCCTCTTAGTGATATATGAATATTAATTTATTCGTTTAATTACACCACCCATTATTTCTGATCTCCTGGGATCTAAAACCAGGAAATGTCTATCACGACAATAAAAGTGAAGGTTTAGTTGTTCCAGATCAACCCCAAATGAAGTTCACAATCTTTTAAAATTGTTAATGTATCATAAGGTCATTGGCCTTTGTTACTCTAATCCGCAGTCTTCTGACGTAGGCATGAGTATATTCTTTATAGAATTGATGCAGGAATAAGTATCCTTTAACGGAAAAATCGTTATAAAATACTTTGTTCGTCCAACTTAGCAGGACGTAAATTAATGCTAGAACCACGGGAAGTTTATAAATACTTCTTCCTAGGGAGAACCGAATGTGGCTTAAGTGCCAGTAAGTTTTCTAACAAAAATGTATACTTAGTGCGTGTAACGCACCGTTTCTATTACGCTACTTATTAGTATGTTGTGAGCGGAAACACGATGCATTTTCAAAATACCTCAAAATTTGAAGATGAAGATGTCAATGGACAGCTGAGGCTTTAGACGACGTACCGTCTTGCCTATGAAGTGAAAATTGATATAGAACCGTGTGAGCCCGACACTCATATTAATCTACCGTCGCCATTGTGCAGTAGGTATGAATGTAGTTACCCTGATGTTATTAAAGGGCTTGTGACTAGATAGAAAGAATAATAGACCATGACGCTATGTTTTCAAACGAAATTACCAAAAAACCAGTACGTGAATCTGTTGTGAAGTATGTGAATGGACCCCATCTTAACCGTAAGGTGAATAAGGTTCATTGCACATTTACCCCCCCTACTCCTGTAGAAGAGATTGCATTATCTCGCCCTCAGGTGGAAGTCGATCTGACTCGTTCAGTCGTCATCCGCGTGAAAGGTGCTGATTTTGCTCTTCGATTTTCAGGAGCTTTTAGTACGGTTGATCTATATAAATATATCGATCAACGTGCTGCTGCATGGACAAAGTCCAAGCCAGCCTACGCTATTGCGACATATATTAAGGGATCATTATATTTTAATGGTAAACCCTTATCCCGTCGTGCCATTGCTCTTGCAGAGTATGGAATTGCTAATAATTCAGTGTTAACTTATAAGTTTGCATTGGGATTGGGCGGTGTTGGTTTCGGACCTGATGGTCTAACCAATATGATTTATCGAGCTCTTTTTAAGAAGCTCGGTCTAGCAGATATGGAAACTGAGCGTGTGTCTCAGCTTTCAGAAGCAGTGATGGTATTGTTCCGACAATATCAGATTTCGACATCTTATGAACAAGTTTATCTTGCTTCGGTGTCGTTTATTCAAGTAACATGCGGAACTTCCGCAGGCACTCAATTTAAGAAAATGTTTGCTGTTATTTCTGAGATGATCAAAGGATTATTTTCAGATGACTTGAATGTGCAAGGGGAGTCTGATGACTCATATAATCCTTTTTCAGATTTTCGCAAATATTTTGTGATGTTTGAGGAAGGTATTGACCATCCAGTAATTCAAAAATTGAAAAATATTTTTTATTATTTGATGGCTCATGCTTTTTTGGAACCTTTTGGAATATCGTTTGATACGTTTTATTTTAATAAGGCTACCGCTGAAGCTCAACGAATGAAGTACAACTGTAAAGTTGGTTTTGCTTATTCGGTTATGGACGGATTTACATATATTTTCGAACGATTATATGATGTATACAAGACAGGATCATGGAATCCTATCATTCACTCTGGCAAATCTTATGCTAAGTGGATTGATTTGGTGTATTCTATTAAGGAAGACATCCAAAAATTGCATAATCCTGAAGCCACTGGAGTTTGTTATCATGAGCTTTTAGGTCGCATTGATCTCTGTGTAGAACAAGGCGAATTAATTGTTCAATATGTTAAAAATTCCAAAACTGGTGATGAAAAACAAATAGTTAAACGTTTGTTAGGAGAAATTCGTGTTATTCAAGCTAATGAATTTACGCGTAAAGCTTCTCAACAAGAACGTGAAGCACCGTTTGGTGTTCTTCTCTATGGTGGTTCAAGCGTTGGTAAATCCAGCGTTTCTTCCATTATGTTTAATCACTTTGGTAAATTACATAATTTACCAACAACCTCTGAATACAAATACAATCGGTGTTTTACCGATGAATATTGGTCTTCTTTCCGCACATCTATGTGGTTTATCCAGTTAGATGATATTGCTGCTCGTAATGCAACTCTTGCGGATGATGAGAGTTTGGCAGAAGTTCTACATATTATTAATAATGTAGGTTATACCCCGCCTCAAGCTGATTTAGCTGATAAGGGTAAAACACCTCTACGACCATCTTTGGTTACAGGGACGACTAATGTTAAACATTTAAATGCTTACGTATATTACGAAAATACGTTAGCTATTTTGCGTCGCTTCAAATTACATGTTGAAGTGATCCCTAAAAAAGAATATAGTGTAGGGTGTGCTGAAAATGAGCGCACTCGTATGCTAGATGCTTCTAAATTACCTCCAATTACTGAAGATGCATATCCCGATTATTGGGAATTTATTGTATCCGAAGTTAAGTGTGCTATGTCTAATGGTAAGCAAACGGGGAAGATAGAAGCAGTAGCACGTTTTACTGATATTAATGCCTTTTTGGCTTATTATAGTAAAATGACTTTCGTACATAAGCAACAACAAATTAGTGCTATGAATGCTGATAAAAGTTTCGGCAATATTAAAATTTGTGGCAGTTGCTACATCCCATCATCTGTATGTCCTTGTTTGGAAACTCAGATGTATGATACTTTGGCAACAATTGGAGTTGGCTTAGCAGGTTTAATTTATAATTATCCTTCTATTAGTCGATCCATTGCTAAACATTGTATTAGGGGAGCACTAAATAGTGTATCTCCTTTATTACAGGATATTTTGTACGAAGCAGGTACTGAAATAGTTTGTCAAACTATTATTGATATTCGTCAAAGCGTTAAAAATAGCGCCTTTTCTTGGCAAGAGCGATTATATTTCGAACGAGATAAACTTCGCAATATCATGTTGACGTTTGGCGATAACCTGCGTGCGACACTTGAAAACAACAAAATCTTATGTGGGTTGCTGATAGCAGCACCTACTATTTGTTTCATCTACAAAACTTACCAAGATTATTCTCGTTTGAATATTCAAGGGACAGGGATGTCACGAGAAGGTATTAGTTCAAAAATTGGAACTACTATTGATGCTCAAGATGAAAAACCTAATCCTTGGATTAACAATGATTATGTTGTATCAGATTTTGATGTAGGGCGTTTCACGTCCTCACTTAAAACTGCGAAATTCGATGATATTCGTGATCGTATTTTTAAGAATTGTGTGCATCTCAAAGCCAGCTATTATGTAGGTGATGAGTTGCGACATCGGCGTGGAAAAGCCGTTTGCTTAGGTGGTAATATTTATATGACCAATAAGCATAATATTCCTGATGGAGAGATTGAAATGACAATGATTTCATCACCGGATATTCAAGGTGTTACTCAAAATGTGACATTTTTGTTACTTCAAGATAGTATTATTTTTAACGAAAGTAAAGATTTAGCTTTCTTTGTAGCAACTTGTTGTCCTCCAAAACGGAGTATTTTGGAATTTTTCGCTAAGGAAAATTTCCGCACAGTGTGTGAAGGCTATTTGCTTCAGCGCACTGATGCTGGTTATCCTAAGGCTCTTGCCCTTCGTGGCATTACTCGACAAGACAATTATTATGTCAATGACTTTGGAAGATCATTTCCATCATGGTTTGCACAATCTGTAGTAGATACTGAAAGTGGAGACTGTGGATCAGTTATGTTGGGTAAAACGCCATTAGGACCTGTAATCATGGGTATTCACCAAACTGGTGGAAAATTTAACCAGGTTACATCGATCCAAATTTTTCGATCTGATCTTAATTGTATTGAACATCTTCTAAATGAAATGTTTTCACCAACCAAACCAAAACTGGTTGATTTACAAGGAAGTGATATCGTTGTGGATCCGCTCCATCATAAGAGCGTTTTCCGTTATATGGAAGCTGGTACTGCCAGTGTATATGGTAGTTTACCAGGTTTTCGACCAAAGCATAAGTCTAAGGTTATGAAAACTTATATCCATGATAACGTTGTTGCCCGAGGCTATGAAGTTAAAACTGATAAGCCTGTAATGATGGGCTGGGCACCGTGGCGTTTAGGCGCTATTGATATTGTTCAACAGAAATACCAGATGCGTACAGACATTTTAGATGAATGTGTGCAATCTTTTACCGATGATATTTTAAAATCGTTGAGTAATAAAGATATGTCTGAACTCGTAGTGTTGAATGATAGTGCTACCCTAAATGGGTTACCCGGTGTTCGTTTCGTCGATAAGATGAAACGTAATACCTCTATGGGTTTCCCATGGCGTCGCAAGAAGTCTCTTTACCTTAAACAAATGGGTCAGGTAGAACAATGGCAAGATTATGTCGAATTTGATGAAGAAATTTATGATAATATCGATGAAATCATCACTAAATATCGTAATAAAGAACGATGTATGCCAATTTTTACTGGTCATTTGAAAGATGAACCTATTGCTTTTGCTAAAATTGAGAGTAAGAAAACTCGCATTTTTGCGGGTGCGCCTGCAGATTGGTGCTTTGTTGTACGTAAGTATTTACTTTCGTTCACACGAGTACTTCAAAATAATAAATTTATTTTTGAATCTGCACCAGGCACTAATGCCACCTCAACTGAGTGGGGCGATATTTATCGTTACCTAACTCAATTTGGTGAAGATCGTATCATTGCTGGAGATTATTCCAAATTTGATAAGAATATGAGTGCACAAGTTATTCTAGCTGCTTTTAAGATTATTAAAAATATCTTGAAGGAAGCTGGATGGACAGAAGAAGACCTGCAAATTGTTACGGGTATTTCTTTTGATACCGCTTTCCCTGTTATGGATTTTAATGGTGATTTGGTTGAATTTTATGGATCTAATCCATCTGGTCAACCTTTAACCGTTATTATTAATGGGTTAGTTAATTCCCTTTATGTACGCTATGTTTGGCGTGCTGTTGGAAATGATTTAAAGGATTTTAAATCCAATGTTTCATTGATGACATATGGGGATGACAACATTATGGGTGTGAATAAGAAAGTTAAAAACTTTGATCACACTATCATGCAGGAAATTCTGGGTAATGTTAATGTGAAATACACTATGGCTGATAAGTTGGCCAAGTCTGTTCCATTCATTAATATTGCTGATTCGTCTTTTTTGAAGCGAAGTTGGCGATATGAACCAGAAGTTGGTGATTATTTGTGTCCAATTGAAGAAGACTCAATTGGGAAATCACTTACTAAGTGTCTTCCCTCTTCCGATAAGTGCCCTGAAGCACATGCCGTTGATATTCTGAACAATACAGTTCGTGAATATTTTAATTATGGTAAAGAAATTTTCCAAGAAAAACGACAAATGTGTTTAGACATTGTTGCGGAAGCTAATCTTCAACCTTATTACATTACTGCGTTTCCAACGTGGGATGAGATGAAGATTTCATTCTTAGAGAAGTAATTCTCTAAGTCGGGCGTATGAGAATATGTCCGTTAAACCAAAAATTCTCCAACATATTTATTAACTGCATATTATATATATTTTACTCTATAAATAAATGAGCGTGGATCTATGTTGAAACTTGCCAGGGCGATCCCCGAAATGCGTATTTACGCATGAGTTGGCTAGTACTCAAAAGAGTGAACAGCGAATGTGTCTAATGGATTTATGGCATGTTCCTGTAATTTAAACAATCCACGAATTTTAATTACATTAAAACCTGTTTAGTAGAACAGGTGAAACAAAACTACTATCTCCAAGTTCAATCTGAAGATGTGCCCGGTGATGTACCCCCAACAATGGGTACTAACGTGCAACAGATTATTGAATTTGATGATGCAGAGGCTCTTCCTCCGTTGGATATGAGTAATTTTCTAAACAAAACATTTGATATGGATCATGATGATACCGCTGATTTAGCTGGTTATCTATCACGTCCTGTGAAAATTGCTTCTATCGCATGGTTGGAGGGGTCCCTGCTCGACACAGCCATTGATCCATGGGGATTATTTTTTAACGATACTTATATTAAGAAGAAATTAGATAATTTCTCTCGTTTACGATGTGATTTACATCTTAAATTCGTTATTAATGCTTCTCCATTTTATTATGGTTGTGCTCGCGCCGCATGGCGTCCCATGCATTTTCCGATCCGAGTAGGATCGACGCGGCCAGAGGACCGAATTCCTTTTAGTCAAGCTCCTGGCATTTATTTAGAACCATCTAAGATGTCTTCTGCAGAAATGGTTTTACCATTTCTATGGCCTGGAGCCTGGTTGGATGTAGGTGATGCATCCCAATTCTCAGATATGGGTGATTTAGACTTTGTCGAATATGCCCCATTGAAATCTGCGAATGGAGTTACAGGAACTGGCATTACTATTTCAGTATATGCTTGGGCTACTAACATTAAATTGTGTGGACCAACCACTGGTCTTGCTCTGCAAAGTGATGAATATGCCGATGGTGGTAAAGGAACTATTTCAGGTCCTGCTACCACAGTTGCTAATATTTCCAATATGTTCAGTAATATCCCAATTATTGGACCTTTTGCAAAAGCGACTTCTATTGGTGCATCTGCAGTCTCATCTATTGCAAAGTTGTTTGGATATTCCAATCCACCTGTTATCGATGATGTTCATGGTTTTCATGGTAAGGCATTTCATGCCTTTGCCAATGTTGAAACAAGGATGCCAATTGATAAATTGTGTATTGATCCTAAGAATGAAGTAACAATCGATAATAGTGTATGTAATATTGATGGAGATGATCCATTATCATTTGCTAATACTATTGGTCGAGAATCATTTGTATCTTCGACAACTTGGGCATCTTCTGATGCGGTAGATACTCCTTTATTTACTGGATTAGTAGCACCAGGTCAAATCACTTACGTTACTACGGGTTTTTCCGCAGATCGTGAGTACATGACGCCCGTTTGTTATTTTGGGCGTATGTATGATTTTTGGCGTGGTTCACTTACCTATAAACTTAAGGTAGTTAAAACTCAGTATCATAAAGGACGTATTGCTATTTCATGGGATCCTAATGTTTCCATTATTGGTGTTACCAATTTGGAAACAGCAGTTTATACTAAAATTGTGGATCTTGAAATGGAAGATGAAGTGGAATTTACCATTCCTTATAAGGCATTTTCACCTTATTTAAAGATGGCGGTTGGGGATTATATTGATCCTACAACAACACCAAGTCTTACACTTAATAAGCTCATTCATAATGGAATGTTTACTATTCGAGTGTTAAATGTGTTGTCAGGTCCAGCTATTAATCCTGAAATTGATCTTTTGCTTTATATGAAACCAGGTGATGATTTTCGCTATGCTCGTCCTACAGACTTGCCTCGCGGTTATTCATCTTTACCTGTTCAGAGTTCTGATGTTTCAAATAATATTGCTCACGAAGAACCGACGCACGATAGTGCTATTGATTTGATAACAGTTGGTGAAAGTTATATTTCTCTTCGTCCAATGTTACATCGTACTTCATTGTCATTTATTCAACCTTTTGGTCGGTATTTGACTAACGGTTCAGGTGGATTAGTTCCACTTGGTCAGCAATTTACACTTAACGTCATTCCTCGGATTCCACCAATGTATGGATATGATCCAAACTTTGGTATGAGTTGGGTAAATTCCCCATCTAGTGGTACTCCTCAACGATTTAATTTTGTCAAAAATCATCCAATGCGATGGATTTTGAATTGTTTTGTTGGTTATCGAGGTAGCACTAATGTTCATGTAAATCCCATTTGTCCATCTAGTATTCAATATATTGATTCACTAGCTGCTTCCCGGAGTTATTCTACGTCTAACATTAACCCGAGTTATCAGGCTAATAATCGTGGTACCATTACTCGGAATGTTGATTTAGATTCCTATTTTGCATCCTCTGTTTTGGACGATTTTAATGGACAATATTATAAAAGCTCTGGACAAGCTGGTGTTTCTTTAACGAACACTAATGTTCAATCTGCGTTGTCTGTTAACGTACCACAATACAGTCAAATGCGTTTTAATATGGCACCTTATCTTTATCGAGATAAAATCTCCCGAAATGGAGCTGATTTCTTTGATAATGTTAGTATTACGACGCAATTTACTACTGATTCAAATGGATCTACTAGTAAATGTTGGCCTTCTATGGAGGTCTACTATTCTGCTGGTGTTGATTTCAACCCAGTTTTCTTTGTTGCGGTTCCGTTTTTGTATTCTTACAATAACCCAATTCCGTCAACGAATAATGATTATCAACCATAGTGTGGTTGGTACAAAGGCAAGTCCGT